CTCTTCCCGTGAGATCACGGAATGGATGGCGTACGAAATGGTTTCGGGGCCGCTGGGTCCTGAGCGCATGGACTCTCTGATTGCCATGTTGACGGCGACTGTCGCTAACACTGCCCGTGGTAAGGGCACCAAGGCTTCAACCCCCAAGGACTTCATGCCTAAGTGGGACCGGGGGCAGCGACAGGACTGGCGGGAAATGCTTTCCGCTGTCAAGACGTACAACCGCCAGATTGGAGGCACAGAGAAGTGACCCTAGACGACCTAATGGTTTCCATCGGGGTTGATACCAGCGAACTAGAAAGTGGAATGGATGACGGTGTCCAGCGTGCTAACAGCAAGCTAGGCGAACTAGGAAAGGGTGCGGCCGGTCTCGCTGCTGGTGTAGGCGTGGGCGCACTCTTTTCGGAGGGATTGCAGGCAGGTGTAGACCTAACTGCGGTGAACTCCACGCTTCAGAGTCAGTACGGCCTGACCGAGTCTGAAGCGGCCACGGCCGGAAAGGCTGCTGGTGCTGTCTACAGTGGTGGGTTCGGCGAGTCCATCACTGAAGTGGGTGACGCCGTTGGCGCTGTCACGCAGGCGCTAAAGGGCTTGGGTTCCATGACCGAGGCCGAGACAGCGCAGATGACCGAAGACGCCATGTCGGTTGCTAACGCGCTAGGCGTAGACGTTGCCGACGCTGCCACGGCCGCAGGCAAGATGATTTCCAACGGCCTGGCCAAGGATGGTACCGAGGCATTCGACCTGCTGACGCAGGCTTCCAAGACGCTGCCTAAGTCCATGGTTGGCGACATCACTGAAGTGGTCGGCGAGTACGGACAGCAGTTCAAGCGACTGGGTATCAGCGGCGCCGACGCGTTCGGCATGCTGTCTCAGTTCGTCAAGGCCGGTGGTAAGGACATCGACCAGGCCGCCGACATCATCCACGAATTCGGCCGTATCACTACGGAGAACACGGCGCAGGCTGCTACCGCATTCAAGTCCCTGGGGCTCGATTCCTCGGACATGTTCGCACGCCTGAAGTCCGGCGGTAAGGATGCAGAGTCCGCCATGGGCGATGCCATTACCGCTATCAAGGGCGTAAAGGATCCGGCCAAGCAGGCTCAGCTAGCCGTTCAGCTATTCGGCGACATGGCCGGAGAGCAGACGGACGCGCTGTTCGCGATGAACCCTGCTGCTGCTGCTGCGGCATCGGGCATGGACAAGGCGGCGGGATCAGCGGCTAAGGCCACTGAGAGCATGTCTGCTGCACAGTCCCTTGATGTGGTCTGGCGTTCCATGGCCACCACGATCGGCGAGGCGCTACAGCCTGCTTTGCAGTGGCTCGGTGACTTCATGACCGCGCACCCGGAAGTCGTGAAGATCGTTGCTGCGGCGCTGCTGGGTCTGGCTATTGCATTCGGCATAGCGACTATCGCTGTGTGGGCAATGAACTCCGCGATGCTGGCTAACCCGATCTTCTGGATCATTGGCCTTATCGTGCTGATCATCGCCATTGTCATTGCACTGGCGGCGAACTGGGAAGCCGTGAAGGAGCGACTTCTACAGGCGTGGACCCTGATCAAGGCCGGGTTCCTGGCCGGGTGGAACTACCTGGTCTCCAACGTGTTCCAGCCCCTGGGCCGGTTCTTCACGCAGACCATTCCCGGTTGGGTCGAGACCGGCGCTAGCTGGGTCAAGTCAAAGTGGAATGACCTGGTGGGTTGGTTCAAGAGCATTCCCGGCCGTATTTCCAGCGCGCTGCGTGGCATGTGGGACGGCCTAAAGCAGGGGTTCAAGGACGCTGTCAACTTCGTAATCCGTGGTTGGAACAACCTGTCATTCACCATCGGTGGCGGGTCGATCATGGGCGTTGACATTCCGAGCATCACTCTCGGAACGCCGAACATCCCTTACCTGGCAACGGGTGGTGTGACCACTGGTCCGACCATGGCGATGATTGGTGAGGGCCGCGAGAACGAAGCGGTGCTCCCACTGTCCAAGCTGAACGGCATGCTAAACGCCGCTCGGGTACAGGGCGTAAACGGGCAGGGTGGATCTCAGCGACTAGTCGTTGATGTCACCGGCTCGGATGAAGACATGAAGCGGCTAATCCGTCGCATCGTGAAGACGCAGGGACGCGGAAGCGTTCAGACTGCATTCGGTAACTGATAGGAGGGTGGGTCAGTGGTCTTTCCGCTGGACATTCGGACTGAGCTATTGCTCAACGGCGCGTGGTCGGACATCAGCTCTGACGTCTACCTACGCGACGCTAAGCAGATCTCGCGCGGGCGACGTGACCAGGGACAGAACACTGACCCTTCCCGCCTCTCCCTGACCATCAACAACCGCTCGGGCAAGTACTCCCCGCGCAATGCCGAAAGCCCGCTGTATGGGCAGATCGGCCGTAACACTCAGATGCGTGTGTCGGTGCCCGCCACCGATAAGTACCTGAGTCTCAATGGCGACCCTAACGACTATGTCAGTACGCCGGACACTGCGGCGCTGGACATCACGGGGGACCTAGACATTCGGGCCGAGATTCAGCCCAACTGGTACGGCCCGGATAACCAGATGATCATGGCTAAGTGGGAGGCTCAGGCCGATCAGCGGTCATGGTTCCTGAAGGTGTATCAGGGAGTGCTACAGCTTCAGTACACCACCGATGGCACCAAGGCGACGACGTGGTTTCACTCCCGCACGCTGACTGAGATCCCGCAGCGCGCGGCCGTACGCGTGACCCTGGACGTCGATAACGGCGCCGGTGGTCGCACGGTCCGTTGGTACACCGCTCCTTCGATAGACGGCCCCTGGACGCAGCTAGGACCTGACTCCGTGCTCGCCGGTACGGTCTCGGTGTTCAACTCCACGGCACCACTGAAGATCGCCCCGTATGACGACACCAACATCAGGCCGTACCGTGCGCCGTTCATCGGTCGCGGGTACAAGTTTGAGGTGCGCAACGGTATCAACGGCACGGTGGTTGCTAACCCTGACTTCACAGCGCAGGCCGCTGGTGTCACCTCGTTTACGGATGGCGCCGGGCGGGTGTGGTCCATGCACGGCGGAGCCCAGATTCGTGACCGTGAGGACAGGTTCCTAGGGGAAGTCTCCACGTGGCCTGCTAAGTGGACCCCGGATGAGTCTGACGTCTACGTGCCGGTTGAGGCTAACGGCATCCTGCGCCGACTGGGCCAAGGTCTGAAGGCACTTGACTCGACCCTGCGTCGTCGCATCCCGTCCGGCAACCCCGTCGCCTACTGGCCGATGGAGGATGGCAAGTACGCTACGCGCGCATGGTCACCTATCGCTGGTGTGGACTCTGCGGCACTGGCTGGAGTGGACTGGGCATCGGCGAGTGATCTGCCATCGTCCGATGCGCTGCCCAAGATCAAGACCGGTGGCACCCTGTCAGCCCCGATTCCGGCGTCAATGCCGTCTGGGGAATGGCAAGTTGAGTTCGTCTACAACGCCGATGACAAGATCCCCGATGTCGTCACGCCGGGCCCGGAGTTCATCAGCTTCAGCTCACCCAACGGCACGGTGAAGCGGTGGGCATTCATCCTCATGAAGGGTGTCGGCATCATCCGGGGCTATGACAGCTCTACCAACATGGTCGTGGATCAGGGTGTGGGGATCGGTGATGACATCTATCACGGCTGGACCCGCATGCGTTTCTGGGTCAAGGAAACGGCGGGCACGGTCACATGGCGTCTGGATTGGCAGGATGTAGGCGGTAACGCTGGAGGTATCGGCCGGTCCTACTCGGGTACCGCTGGGCGCCTCAGCGCGATCACTGCCAACTGGGGTGCGGCGCACGATGGTTGGGCCTTTGGTCACCTCTCCGTACTGCCTACGTCGGCATCCACGCTGTACGACGGATCCGACGATGCGTACAACGGCGAGACTGCATGGAACCGCATCATGCGCCTAGCCACTGAAGAGAGTGTGCCGGTCGAGCGCATCCATGGCCAGGACATCACGTCTGAGCAGGTTGGACCGCAGAAGCCTGAAACCCTGGTGGATCTGTTCGAGGAAGCTGCCGCCGCAGACAACGGATTCTTGCTCGAATCGCTGAACCGCGTGGGGCTCGTCTTCCGTGACCGCGCGTCCATGTACATGCAGGAACCGGCACTCACGCTGTCCTACACCAAGGCTGGTCTAGCACCGGATTTGGAGCCGGTAGACGATGACAGCACCGTGCGCAACGACATCCAAGTCACCCGCGATGGTGGCTCTGCGGCGCGTGCATTCCTGCCCGAGGGTCCGCTGTCGGTGCAGGCTCCGCCCCTGGGCATCGGCGTCTATGACGAGAGTGTCTCGCTGTCCCTCGGCAACGACACACAGCCCAAGCCCATGGCCAACTGGTTGCTACACCTGGGCACGTTCGACGGCGCCCGGTATCCCACGGTCACGGTCATGCTCCACAAGCCCGGGGCTGAGGTACTTATCCCGCAGATCCTGAAGCTTCGCGAGGGTGACGTGATCAGGCTGACCGACCTACCGTCCTTCATCTCTCATGAGGACGTGGACCTGATCGTCAACGGCTACAGCGAAGTGCTAGACATGTACCGCTGGGAGATCACTTTCAACTGTTCGCCCGGTGGTCCCTGGCGGGTGGCGCAGGTCGAGAACACCAGCCTGTACGCCAAGGCTGACACGGACGGCACGATCCTGACTACGCCGGTGGGTACGGCTGATACGTCGCTGGTAACGCAGGTGACGGCCGGGCCCCAGTGGACGGAATCGCCCCAAGAGACGCCGTTCGATATCACGGTTGCGGGGGAGCGCATGCGCGTGGATG